AATGCGCCGAAGCCAAACACCCAGGTCCTGCGCATGTGGGCCTCACAGCAAGGCTCGGCGACCTCGGCGCAGCAACGCATCCAGGTTGAAACCCAGGCATCTGCTTTCCCGACCCTCGTCTCGGCGACCCCGAAGTCCCTCAAGACCGGCGATGCCACGGCCTCCAACATCGTCGGCGGCACCGCTGGCGCGGTCGGCACTGCGGGCATCAATGCCTCGGCGGAAGGCGCCGGTTCCAAGACGGTGCTGTTCGGCGATAATTTCAACGTCCTGAACGGATATTTGTGGGTCGCCACGCCGCGCGAGGTGATTGACATGGCGCCTTCGTTCGGCTCCGGCCTCGGGCTCTTCTTACCAGCGGCGGCGGCCTCGTTGACCAACTGGGCGACCGGTATGAACTTCGTCGAAGGCTCGCCCTAATAACTAGCGGCTAAAGTCAGGGGCGGGTTATGAGTCTATTTTACAATCCGCCCAACCCAAATATCGGCAGTCAGCAGCCGCTCGAACCTGAGAAGCTGACGCCGCCAATCAGCGGCCCGGCCCCACAGAATCCGCCGTTCCGCGGTTCCCGAGTCTCGCTGGAGGTCCTGGTCGGCTGGGCCGCGGCGGCTGTCATCGCCACGGCGTCGCCGCCCTACATCCAGGCCGAGGCCCGGCTCGTGCCGCCGGTCTCCGGTCCGGCAAAGACGCCGATCGGCTCGCCGGTCCCGCAGGCAGTCCTGAATTCGTGGCTGCCGGCCGATCCGGCGCCGATCGTTGCGCGTAACCTCAAACCACCGATCGCCGGCCCGACCCCGCAGAATCCGCCTGTGGTCGGCAGCCGGATTCCGGCGCCGGTCCTCGTCGCATGGCTGCCGCCTGATCCGCCGTTTCAGACGGCGCTCAACCTCGACCCGCCGATCGCCGGCCCAACGCCGCAGAACCCGCCATTTGCTGGCGGTGCGCTCTTCCCGCTTGCGGGACAGGTGTGGTGGATCCCGCCGCCGCCAATGCCGCCGGTGGCGCGGCTGCTCGATCCGCCGATCGCAGCCCCGACGCCGCAGAATCCGTCTATCATCGGTGCCAAGGTCCCGGCACCAGTCCTGATCGCCTGGCTGCCGCCCGACCCGGCGTTTCAGGTCGCGATCAATCTCGATCCGCCCATCAATGGCCCGGAGATCGACAACCCGCCGTTTGGGCCGAGCGACTATGTTATCGCGCCCTGGATCGTTCCCGATCCGCCGATCCAGGTTGCCCGCAACCTCACGCCGCAGAGCGCTTCAGCAGCGCCGACTCCAGTCGGCGCGCGGATACCGCAGCCCGTCCTGAATTCCTGGCTGCCGCCCGACCCAGCGCCGCCACTTGTCGCCGATCTGATCATTCCGCCGGTTTCAGGACCGGCCCCGCAGAATCCACCTATTGTCGGCGCCAAGGTTCCGGCGCCAGCTCTGGTCGCGTGGCTGCCACCCGATCCGCCGATCCAGGTTGCCCGCAACCTCAGTCCACCGATTGGAATCCCCGCGGTCGATAACCCGCCGTTCGCTGGCGGCGCGCGGGTCTCGAACGAAGCTCTGACATGGTGGATTCCGCCGCCCGCCCAGGCGCCGGCCGCCGATCTCATCGTCCCCCCGATTGCGGGCCCGGCACCGCAGAATCCACCCGTCGTTGGATCGCGCGTTCCCGGCGCAACTCTGATCGCCTGGTTGCCGCCGGAACCTGCATTCCAGACGGTCCGCAACCTCAATCCACCGATCGGCATACCGGGGGTCAACAATCCACCCTTCGTTGGTGGCGCGCGCGTCCCCTCCGAGGTCCAGATTGGTTGGATCCCGCCCGCGCCGCAGCCGCCTGTCGCGAAAAATCTCAACCCGCCACTGGGCGGCCCCGCTCCGCAAAACCCGCCTCTAGTTGGCTCTCGCGTCCCCTGGGCCGTCCTCGTCTCATGGCTGCCGCCAGATCCGGCGCCGCCATTTGTCATCGACAATATCAGCCCGCCGATCGGGATTGTCCGGCCGCCGACCGTCGGCAGTGCGGTGCCGCAGGCGGTGTTCAACTGCTGGCTGCCGCCCGACCCGGCGTTTCAGGTTGCGCGCCTGCGCAATCCGCCGATCGGCGTCGTTCTGACTACGCCGGTCGGCACCAGCATCCCGGCCGCAGTCCAGGCCTGGTGGTACATCCCGCCGCCTGCCTATCAGGTCGCCCGGCTGCTCTCGCCGCCGGTCTCGGGCCCGACACCAGCGGGATACATCTTCCCGTCGCGCGGCCTGCCGCCCGGAATCGCCTATTGGTGGGAGCCGCCACCCGGATATCAGGTTGGGCATATCGGCATTCCGAGTATGACGGCGCGGCCGAATCCGGACCGCACCCTCGCCAATGACCATATCCGGGTGCGCGTTCTCGCCAATGATCACTACCGCGTCCGCGTTCTGGCGGCCTTGAGCTGAGGCGGGGAAAGCCATGTATGTCGGACGTGATTTTGATTTGATGGACGCCGGCTACGAAAGCGACGTGTTCACGCTTGATTTCGTGAACGACCTCAACGCCGGCGAGAGCATCTCAACGGTCGTGTTCTCGATCGCCGTCATGCAGGGGATCGATCCGACGCCGATTGCGCGCCTGTCGGGCAGCCCCTCGATCTCGACCACCAGGGTGTCCCAGGCGGTCGATGTGCGTGCGGCGCCGTCGGGCGTGCTCTACCGCCTGCAGGCGACGATTGCCACCAACCAGCGGGCCGCGATCTCGCTGTGGTCGCATTTCTGGTCGCGGTCGCCGGCCTGACCATCCGGGGGGAGTCTCGATGGGTTACGAGCTCGACGCCCTCGACCGCGCCCTGGCGAGGGTCGGCACGCCCGTCGTTGTCCGCCGCGTCGTGGCTGGGGTTCCGACCGATGCGAATTGCCGGGCCAGCGTTCGCTCCTTCGGCCTCAAGGACGATCCGCTACGCCCGAGCAGCGAGCAGGCCCAGGACGAAATCCTGGTCATCCTGTCGCCGACCGATCTGAAGGCGGGAGGATGGCCCGGCGCGGCCGGCGGTCCGAGCTTTCCACAGCGCGGTGATTTCGTCGTGGTGCGCGGCCTGTCGCGGGTCGTCAAGGTGGTAGACCCGATCTATGTCGGCAGCGAGCTGGTGCGGATCGAGATTCGCGCGGTCGGATAGCCCATGGCGCGCCTGCAGACCTTTGCCAAGGACCTCGAGCTCGCCACGGCGGGGATCGCGCCTGAGAACGTCGCCCGCGAGCTCGCCGAGTTCGCCAAGGCCGAACTCGCGGACGCCATCGCGCGCGGGGAGGGCAGCCCGCTCTACGACCGCTACGTCAACGGGGTGTTGGGGGCGCCGGAGAGCGCCGTCGTGCCACCCGGGCCGATCCTCTACGATTTCATCTGGTGGCAGGAGATCGTCACCTTCGCCCTTCAATACCTGGTCGAGCGCTCGCCGGTGCGATCGGGGCGCTACAAACGGTCATGGCTCGTCATGGTCGACGGACGCCCAGCGCCCGATCCCGCCGCCATCCCGCTCGGTGCCGAGGTGGCGCTCGTGAACGACCAGCCCTACAGCCGCAAGATCGACGTTGGGCACATGAAGATGAGCGTGCCGCCTCACATCATCGAGGACGCCCGCCAGGCGGTCGCGCGCATCTTCGGCAACATGATCACCGCAAGGCGCACGCTGATCGAGTTGCCAGGCGGCTACGTGCTCAAAGGGCGGTTTCGCAAGGGTGCCGGTGCCGGCGCGCGCAAGGGGCTTCGCAAGGATACCAAGGCCGGCCAGCCGCTGACCTATCCGGCCCTTGTGCTGGCCATGAGGACGTAAATGGCCGACGATGTCATCTACGGCGCCATCAAGTCCTATGTGACGGCGAATTGGAGCGCCTGCCCGATCGCCTGGGAGAATGAGGACTTCACGCGGCCCGAGCCGCCAGGGCCGTGGATCCTGTTCGAGATCACCGGCACCTACTACCAACAGGAGTCGATCGGCGACAGCCCGCAGGGCCGCAATCGGTGGGACGAAGCAGGCGTGATGTTCTTTCACGTCTTCGTTCCGAAGGGCACTGGAAGCACGTTGGCAAGGCAGTACGCCAAGGCGCTGGCGAACACATTCCGCGGTGCCCTATTGCTGTCCGACAGTCTTGAATTCCTGGTGGCTTCGATCGGCGAAGGCGCAGTTGCCGACGACATGGCCGTCTATTGGCGCGTCAGCGTGTCGATCGAGTGGCGTCGCATCGACGTACCCAATTCCATTGGTCCGCTGCTTTCGACCGACGATGATCTTCTCATCGCTACAGATTAGGATTTTCGTGATGACGATCCGAAGCGCCAAACTCCTTTTGGCCGCAAGTCTCGTGTTGCTGCTGCCCTTTTTTGCGTCGGCGCAACAAACGACCACGGTGCCGAGGTTGCCGCCGGCCGGGTCGCTCAACTCGACCGATATCTTTCCGCTTGACCAGCAAAATAACGCGAGCGCGACGGGCTGGACAACGCGACGGGGATCATTCTCTCAGCTGCAGTCGTTTTTCCTCGGAAACATCGTCGGCATCACCAGCGCATGGACGGCTGCGCAGGCCTTCGATGGAGGCGCGACGGTCCCCACGCTTCCTTTCGGCGACAATTCCCTAAATGCCGCGTCGACGGCGTTTGTGCAGAGTGCGATCTCTGGCAGTGTCGGAGGTTTGCCATCCGTTGCGTCACCGGCGGCGCTTGCAGCGGCCACTGTGCCCAACGCGCAGACCCGAATTACGGTTCTCGCTATGGCGTCCTCCGGAACGTCAACGTGCTCGCTGGACTTTACGCCAGGAACATCGGCGCCGACTGGCATCTATGGCGAAGTTCTTAACGTAGCATCGGGTATTTACTGGGAGCCGAAATACTCGAACTCGCCAGTCAAGGCGTGCGAGTTCAAGACCGTTGCAGACGGGTCGTATAGTTTCTCGACAGGCGGAGCAAGCGGAACAGACAACGCTCCTATGATTCAGGCTGCGTTAGATTACGCGATGCAGAACGGCCTTGCTCGTGTTTGTATTAGTAATGGCGCATATGCCACAAACGATACCATTCACATGGGGTGGGGAAACGCTTTTTATCATTTAGAACTTGCGAGTTGCGGCGATAGCATTGGTGCTTTTTCTACCGGTCTTGGTGGCGTTGCCATATACCCGATCAGAACAGATCGATGCGCTATCAACGTACAAGGCGGACGCTTCGATAGAATTGAGGGGATTAGTTTAATTGGAGCTAACTACCCTTGGATAAATAATAATCTAGAGGCTAACTGGTTGTCAAAAACGACCTTACCAACAACCGCTGCCAGCGGCAGCGGGACGACGGCCACTCTTACTGTGACACCGGATATTACAGGGAACACGTTCCTTCCGATCCCGGTTGGGATGAAGATTACAGTATCTGGAGTAACACCATCCGGTTTCAATGGCACCTACGTTGTCACGGCGTCGACCTCTAACACGATATCCTATGCCAACGCGACGGTCGGTCCACAGACGGTAGCCGGAACTGTCCTTCCGGTTGGAATTCCTAGTGCAGCCGCCGCATTTCTCAACCCATCAATTATTCCGACCGGTTCGAACCCTGGCGGCATCCAGCAGCATTCCCCATATGGGGGAGTATGTATTGACGCTTTTAAGGGGGCCCAACCGACGGATCATTATCCGACAAAAACATACCCCGCATGGGTTCTGGCATTAAGCCCGGGCATAGCGCAGTATAACTTAGCGCCATCATCAGATACGACATACAGACGCGGAATGATCCAAGGCTTTGGTGTCGCCATTATGTCATCTCCAAACGGAGACGGGAATGGTGATTTTACTAGAGTTCTGGACTCCGCTTTCAATCAAAATGTATACGTGATTGCAGTGGGGAACACGCAATCGCGCAATGTTGAATTGCGAACTTTGAATATTGCTGGCTATCATACATTTTTGGATAATAGAACATTTGGAGCGCAGAGCGGTGAACTAGGAGGACCAATAGAAAATATTTCGGGTGGTGAGGGGTACCAGCTTTACAATATACAAACCGGAACCTCTGCAAATTTTGCACCTAGCTTTGTTTATGCAGAAGCTCAAGGGATTATTGGACATTTTGCGGCATCTTCAGGCGCCACCGTTAACTTAACGAGTCACAACCTCAACTTTGGGTGTTCCAGTACTGGGGAAATACCTCCAGCAATGATCGAAGCAAATAGCGGATCAGCGTTTGACGTCCATGACATGATGCTCGGATGTATATCAAGAATATCTCCAATGTTTCATGTTGCTGGGTTAGGTCCGGTAAAACTTAGATGGAATGGCTCTGGTCAACTTGCTGGTGGATCGTCTGTAACGACAGGCAACTTTGCGGATTCAGCTGGCGGATTTCAATCCGCCTTTAATTACACAGGGGGCGTTTTTCTACCGCAAATAAACCCAAATTTTCCAAACGTCCAGATTGGCAGTCTAGAATGGAGCGGATCAATTTTTGGCGGGCAAATGAATACGCCAACTGGTGCGCCAAGTTTTGGCGGGACGTTTGCTCCAGCTAATATAATTTCGGGATCAACGCCGCTTACTCATTCAATGAGTAAACTCTACGATGGAGTAGCGAGTCGAATTTGGACAATGACTCCGCCTGTGCCTTTCACCACTAACATCTTTAATAGCGTCAACACAGTATTTAGTTCATGTGACCAAATTTCATTTAACTGGCCATCAGGGAATCAAGGGAGCGGCGGACAGACTGGCAATGGTGGAACCGACATACAACTTGGTCATGTCGTATACTTTCCGGTAAGCGGAACACTATTTGTTGTCAACTCGGTTGGGGCGCTGTCTGGTGGCAACTACCCAGCTACGGCAGTGCAAACGAATAATCTGGTGGTCGATAAGACGACGGGAGCTTGCGTCGCTAGCAATATCGCCAATGTGGATGTGCAAGTAAATTCCGTTTATGTGCTTCCGACTAACATCTCAATTCCGCAAAATGTTTTTTATGGAAGCTGTACGGCCTCGAATGTGACCGTTGCTAGCGCGACAGATGGTGCTGGCGATGCGCCTGGAAGCACTAAAACGATGAAAATTGGTGCCAGGATGTGGTACCCAGCAGTGTCGGCAGCTATTCACAGCGCTTTGGGAGAGTTTTTTGGTTCCGGAACAGTTGTAACCGGTGGCAATAACGCCATTCTTACTATGAGTACCCTGGTTGGCGGGTCCGGCTACAACGGTGGTGGAACGGCGACATTTCTCAATGTTCCATTGACTGGCGGAACCGGTGCTGGCGCTACGGCCAACATCACAGTTACCGCTGGCGTCGTTACAGCCGTCGCGAACTCAGCTACCCCCACCACAATGGCGCAGCCTCTTGGTGGGCAAAATTATACAGTTGGCGATATCCTGTCTGCATCTGCTGCGAATCTAGGAAACAGCGGAGGTTCTGGGTTTACCATCACCGTTGCGACTGTTTCCGGCACACCGACATACACCGTGAACCCTGCACCAATTGCCTCGGGAACGTGCCCGATCTTCCCGCTACCCATAAGATAATATAGCGAGGCCCCACACTACTGCCTGGGACTCGCTGGATCTGAGACGCTTGACTGCAAGCAACGGCAGCAATGGGCTCAGGAGGGGGAGCGCATTGCAGGCGGCAATGGTCAAGCGCCGGAAGCTTTCGGACATAGATGTCTCGGAGATTCGTCAGGCAATCCTTCGAGGCGAGAGCAACGTCGATCTGGCTGCCAGGTTTGAGGTGAGCGCCTCACTCATTTCCCACATCAAACGGGGAAGAAAGCGCCGCTGAGTGCTTAGAATTCGTTCGAGATAATAGGAGGCTGCCATCACCCAGAGCAACAGAACTCAGCTGGTCCTTTGCCGCGAGACCACCATGGGCACCACGCCCGGCTCGCCGCGCATGCGCAAGATGCGGATGACGGGAGAGTCGCTCGCCTTCAATCCGACCTATGTGACCTCGGATGAAATCCGTCCCGACCGCATGAACGTGGCGCCGATCCTGGTGATGAAGGATTCGGCTGGCGGAATCAATTTTGAGCTCAGCTATCCCGACGACAACTCGCCGATGTCGGAGATATTCCGATCGGCCTTCGAGAATCCATGGACGAATACGCCGACGTTTTTCAACGACGGGACGGCGGACTCGGTCATCACCGACGCTGGCACGGTGGCGAATACCTATGCCGTGACCTCCGGCGGCACCGCCGTGGTGGTCGGCCATCTGGTCCGGGCGACCGGGTTCACCAATGCCGCCAACAATCAGATCTTCCGGGCGGCGAGCTCGACCGGCACCACCATCGTCGGCACGGCACTCTCCCTGACTGCGGAGACGGCCCCTCCGGGAACGGCCAAGCTCAAGGTCATTGGTTTCCAGGGCGCATCGGCCGACATAACCGCGACATCGACCGGACTGGGGTCGACCGCGCTCAATTTCACCACGCTGGGGCTCGCTGTCGGGCAATGGATCAAGATCGGTGCCACCGCGGCGGGCAACCGGTTTGCGACCGCTGCGCTTAATGACTGGGTCCGGATTACTGCGATCACCGCGACCGCGCTTACCTGTGACAATCTCCCGACGGGATGGACGACCGACGCTGGCACGGGCAAGACCATCATCGTCTATTTTGGAGACCAGATTAAAAACGGCACCACGCAGACGTCGATGACGATAGAGCGCGGCTTCCTCGGCCAGACCACGCCGGTCTACATCGTCAACGTCGGCATGAACGTGAACACGCTTCAGACGACGATCAATAGCCGGGCGAAGATCACCTGCGCTGCCGCCTTCATCGGCATGGGCGGCTCGGAGTCGACCTCCGCGCTCAGCGGCAGCCCGGACGCGGTCACCAGCGGCGCGGTCATGGCGGCGAATGCCAACGTTGGGAGGCTCGCCGAGAACGGATCGCGGCTGACCTCGCCGAACTGGGCGAAGAACATCGACTTCACCATCAACAACAATCTGCGCACGATCGAATCGGTGGATTCGGTGTCGCCGGTCGCGGTCCGGGACGGCGAATGCACCGTCACCGGCAAGCTGAGCTGCTATTTCGGCGACGATACGCTGCTGGCGAAGTTCTACGCGGGAACCCTGACCGCGCTCAACGCGCGTGTTGCCAAGAACAGCCAGGCGCTGGTCTGGCAGTTTCCCCAGGTCACGCTGAACGCTGGCGGCAATCCCCAGGCGACGGCGAAGAATACGGACGTGATGCAAAATTTCGATTTTTCCGCGTCTATCGATACTCTCACGTCGGCCGTGGTGCTGTGCGATCGATTGGAATACTTCGAGTAGGTCAAGAAAATAATTTTTCCGCGGTGCGTTGCACGTCGGCAACAGTGATGGTGCCGTCGACCAGCATCTGAAGGAGGATCGCGATTCCATGGGAAATGCTGACATCGCCGGCGATCCACCGGCGCATGGTGCGCTCATTGTGACGGAATAGCTTGGCGGCCTGCTGCTGCGTGAGGCCAAGCTCATTGAGTGCGGACTGGATTTGGTCTGGAGTCATGGGGTTCAGCTTATCCTCTGGTTTGGAGGGATCGGGTGGGCGGTCCGTGGCTCCTGAATTCAACCGGGTCTTTGCATACTGTGCGACTTTCGTCCGTTTCTGCGCACCGGTTTCTAGCAGTCTGCGATGGCCGCCCGCCTGATCTCTCCGTCACCGAAACCTTTGGGGTTCCTCTCTGCGCCCGCCGCTACCGGGCATTCCCAACTCCACTCTGGTAGTTTCAATATAGGGCAGTGTGCCCTAAACTTCAATAGGGGCTGTAAAAATATTTTCAAAATATTTTCAGACCCTGTTTTTCAAGGGAAGCCGCATGCCTGTCAAGCTCTCCTCGCTCGCCGTGAATCCCAATCCGGACGGAACCTGGGAGGACTGCCCGTCGATCCCCGGCGTCAGCTTCCTAGTGCGACCGGTGGATCATCCAGCATTCGCCATCGCGCGCGAGCATCACATGCAGCGGCTTCGGAGATCACACGGAAACTACATCCCGCCAGACGTAGCATCGACCGTTCTTGGGCAGATCGTTGCCGAGCATCTGCTTATCGACTGGCGCGGTTTCGACGAGGCCTATACCAAGGCGCGCGCCGCCGAACTGCTGTCTGATCCGTCTTTCAGCGAACTCACCACGGGCGTGCTCGAATGCGCCAAGGCAGTTGCCACGGCGAAACTCGAATATGTCGAGGCCATAGCAAAAAACTAGCGGCGGCTCTGCGCTATCAGCTGGAGCGCAAAGCCACGGATGAATTCCTGCTGGATATCCTGACCGAGGAACCTGACGCTGCGGGGATCGAGGATCGTATTGCGGAGCCGCTGGAGCTTTCTCCGGATCATCTGGTCTATCTAATCGCATTCAACCGGCTGATGCACGACCGTCAATACGGTGCCTTCGGCGGGGCCGCTCCGATAAGCTATGTGGCGGTCAGCGCCTATGCGCGGGACTTTGGAATCGTAGGTGATGCGTTCGACGTGTTCCTACGCCTGATCGGTGCGCTAGATGTGGAATATCTGGCGCACCTTGAGCGGACGAAGCCGGCGAAGAGCTCGTGAACGATTATTGCCGGGCGGATGGCTTTGGCCGCGCGACTGCAGCGACATAGTCGCCATTTAGTTCTGGGAATGGCTCCATGCCATCGCAGAGATCGCCGAAATCCCAGTCCTGATATGAAACCATCGTTGACCCGCGGTACACGGCGACGCGCTTCTGCATTCCGGTATAGCCGCCAAATGAGTTCTTGGCGTTTGACTCGATACATATGCAGGTCATTGGAGTACCTGAAAAGTCACCACGCTGTTGGCAAGAGTATGCCTGCCCGATGCGGGCTCCTCGAATGGATGAGGAATCTTTCCACACCTCATTCCGATGAGAAATAAGATCCTGCTTAATCGTTGGCGTGCTCAGCGCCGCAGCCCCGTGCATGTCTGCGCCACCCGCGCATCCGGCTAGCGCGGCAGCTGTAATCGCTCCAATCGCCGTCATCCCTTTCATTGCGTCCCCCATT